ACAACCCAGTTAAGATGCTTACCTTGCAAGATGCAGATGCCGCCAAGTTAAAAGATCAAACAACCAAGCGCATTTGTGCATTGTTCGGTGTTCCACCCCAAATGCTCGGCTTAGAAACAGGCAAATTCAATAATACTCAAACCTTATTGGATGAATTTTACAAAACCACTATGTACCCAATGATTATTGCTATTGAGCAAAAATTCAAAATGGGTTTATTAAAAGGTTATCCAAACCTTTGTATTCGATTTGATACAAAAGACTTCCTAAAAGGTGCGGCATTAGATCAGATGAATTTTGTAACCGCTGGTATTGCTGGTGGTTTAATGACACCAAATGAAGCCAGAGAATATATGAATATGGCTAATATTGAAGGTGGTGATGAGTTATTATCTGCACAACCAAAAGATATTAGTTCTACCAATGTTCCAATAGGCGCAAAGATAGCAAAAATTACCCAACTTCCCGGCAGTAGTCCGCAAGATACTGGTGGTGGGGGCGGCAATCAAACTAAGAAAATGAACATAGGAAAATAAAACATGGAAAATATTAATAAGATTCTTCAGATTTTCGGTTATCAATTGCATAAAAATAATGTTAAACTACCAGTAAAATCTGTAAAATCCCCTAAAATACAAGATAATAATCAATCTATTAAGAATGGGATTATCAATGAATCAGAATCTAAGCCTACTTTGCGAAGCAAAACTAAGCCTAAACCAATCCTCAAAAGACAAGCTACCAAGCGGCAAGATTGAAGCTAGGGTAACTTCTTGGGGCGCTAGAGAAGGCGCTGATGGTCGCCGATTTAATTATCAACCTGAAGGATTCCAAAATTGGGCTAATGAGTTTGCCGCAACTGGCAATCCATTACCAATGTTCTTAAACCATAATGATATGGGTATGCCTGTAGGTCAATGGACAGAATTTAATTTTGACAAAAAAGGCATGACTGCATCTGGCGAATTATTTATGAATACTACCGCTGGTTCTGATCTTTATGAAGTTCTAAAAAATTCCCCAAATCTATTTGGTGGTGTTTCTGTTGGCGCTTATGCCGATGAAGCCTGTATGGTAGATGAAGATGGCAACCCAGTAGCAGAAGATGATGATATGGAAGATGAAGCATATTTCCAAATTACTAAAGGCGGTTTGCGTGAAGTTAGTGTTGTAATGTATCCAAATAATCCAGCCGCAGAAATTCAAAAGCTGGAATACTTTACAGCCGAAGGCGCACCAAATCCCCGCAATATCGAAAAAGCCTTGCGAGATGCAGGACTTTCCCGAAAAGATGCGACCACCGCATCTTCAACCCTGAAAAAATTGCTTGAACAGCGAGATGCTAAACAAGTGGAAGTTCAGGTAGCCCCAGTTCAGAGTGAGCCTGAAGCGGTGGTCGAAGAAGCTGATGATATTCTCGAAGCATTAGAAAAAAGAGAACTTCTAAAGCAATTATCTAATCGTATTAAATAAGGAATAAATCATGTCCGATAAAATTATCGAAAAACTTGATTTGATCGAAGCATCTAATGTTGCTAAGATTGAAGAAGTTAAAGCAGAAGCAGTAGCCGCAGTAGAAGCTGTTAAAGCAGAAATGACTGAACAAGTAGTAGCATTGGAAGCTAAAATTTCCGCTATTCAAGTTCCAGAAATCATCCGCACACCAGCTAAAACTGTTAAGCAAGATGTAAACCGCAAGGTTAAAGAGCAACTTGCCAAGATGGTTAAAAAAGGTTCAATGGGCAACAAAGAATTTGAAATGTTTGCTGATGAATCAGAATATCAAGCATATTTGAAGGAAGATGGATCACAAATTGGTAACCCGGCTGGTTATGGTGGTGGTTACAATGTCGGTGGTCGTACTGCCTATGATCCTGTATTCCACAAAATGCGTTTGATGAATCCTTTGCGTGGTGTTTCTCGCAATGTGACTACAGATGGTTCTGTGTATCAATTCAGAGCAAAAACAGGTAATGCTGGTGCTCAATGGGGTTATGCAATCCAAAACAATGGTGCGCCAACAACTGAAAACACAAACATTTGGCAATTAGTATTGCAAGACATCAATGTCCAGTTCCCAATCCGTACAGCGGCTTTAGACGACATCGATGGTTTGGAATCAAATGTTGTTGATGATATGTTGCTTGAATTCAGTCAGCAAGAAGGTATTGCTATGATTCAAAACAATGACCAAGCAAGCCCAACTGGTAATCCTACAGGCGGTTCTAATGGTATTCGTGGCTTGAATCAATATGGTAATGGTAAATCTGGCTATGCTGGTGGCTCTACTTCTACTGCGGCTTTCGGCTCTAGTGGAACAGCATCTACCGATGGTTTAGCTACTATTGCTACTTATGATCAATTAACTACAAATGCCGCTACTGGTTTAGCTAATAATGTAACTTTTGATGATGTGATCACTTTCTTGCATAGCCTTCCACAAGAATACTGGACACCTGATGCTAAGATCATTATTAACCCATTCTTCCTTGCTCAGATTCGTGGCTTGAAAGATACAAATGGCACACCAATTTTTGATCGTATGTCACCATTGATTACCGAAGGTATTGTTGGTCAAATTGCTGGTTTTGATGTTGTAGTTAATAAGTACCTTGACACACCATACCAAGCCGCAACTGATACTGCTGGTACAAACAGCTTGTATCCAATGTACTTTGGTCAATGGTCAAGATTCCACACTATTGTGGATCGCTTGAACATGGTTCTGCGCCGTTATGATCAGACATTGCCCGGCTTTATCACCTTCTTTGGTGAGAAGCGCTTGGCAACTTCTGTTGTTGATCCGTTTAGCGCAATCCGCTATCGTTCTACTGGTACAGCAACCTAATAAAGTAGGGGCGGTCAAAAGCCGCCCCGCTTTTACTTTTTAATACTTGGAAATAAAATGGCTAATCTAATTCTTGAAGCAGTCCAAAAAGCCCTTAAAAAAGGCGAAGCGGAAGTAAATTTAAAGGAAGCATCTGCGCTTACTGGCTCTGGTTCTGGGGTTGGTGGTCGCACAATCTATGATGATGCTTTTGCATCTTTGCGCCAGAATAATCCAATTCGCAATGCTGGTGCTAGAGTAATTCAAACTATTGGCTCAGATGAAGCCTTTGTAGTTAAAACTGGTAACATTACCAATGTCCAACAAGGTTCTACATTTAATCCTTGGGGATACCCAATTAACAATAACAATGCCAATTCTACAACTGGTATTGCTACAACTTACTGGCAATTGCCAGTTCGATCCATTAATGCTGTAGTTCCAGTTAGAACAGCAGTTATGAGTGATATTAATGGAATCAATGAATCTATTGTTGGCGACATCATGCTAGAGTTTGCACAGCAAGAAGCATTGTCAATGATGTATAACAATGACCAATCTGGCTCAACAACTTATAACTATGGCGCTACACAAGGTTTGCGTGGCTTAAATAGTTATCCTAGTTCTACATCTGCCGCCGCTTTTGGTTCTAATGGTCCAGCAATGACCAATGGTCGCCATACAGTTTTAGCAGTAACCCAAGCCGCCGCTGGTGCAATTAGTTACAATGATTTAGCCAATTTAACTGGTGCTTTACCATCACAATATTGGACAGACCCATCAACCGCTTGGATGATGCACCCAACAACCATTAAATTGTTGAGAGAATTAGTAACAACTACTTCTGGCATCCCTTATTTCTTAGAAGTAGGCGATGAAGATGGCGGCGCTGTTGTTTATATGTTTGGTTTCCCTGTAATCGCTAACCCATATATGCAATTGGCTGGTGCTGGCAATTATCCAGTTTACTTAGCCGCATGGGATCGCTTTGTAACTATTGCTGATAATGAATTAATGAGCATCAAGGCATTTGAACAAACCCAACCCGGATTCACAACTTTGTTCTGTGAAAAGCGGGTAGTTTCTACCATTCGAGATGTATTTGCTGGTGTTCGATTGACCCACAGTTAAGGTAAGCCATGCCATTAGATAGTTTAACTAATGGTCCTTTTTTAGGGACTACTAGGAATCCTTACAGCTATGAAAAGATAGAGCAAGTAAGTCGAGATGTTTCTACATCTTGGCTTACCCTTGACCAGATCACCCAACAGCTAAATATGTTCCAAGATGATAGCCAAGCAGACTATCTGTTTGGGCTTGAATTGGCGACCCGCATGGCGATTGAGGACTATCTTGGGATGTCCATATTCTCCATCAAATATAAAGTGTACTATGGCACTTTTAATGGCATGACAGGGACACAAATGTCTTTGGATTTGCCAGAAGTTAGCCAAGCAACTGGATTAGTACCCGGAGTAGTAGTAAATGAAGTAGCCTATTATTCTGGCGCTACACCCCCGGTATATACCATTATTGATCCAGCAAGCTATTACTATGATCCAACTGGCAATAANGTAATTGTTACTGGNATCCCTGATTCNGCTAGTCANATTATGACTAACCCAATTGTTTGTACNTATACAACTAATTCAAGTCCATTGGCACAGTATCCTGTGATTCAACAGGCTGGATTATTGCTTTTAACCCATTTATATAACAACCGCAGTAATACTTTTAATGGCAAATTGGATGAAATCCCTTTTGGGGTGGCTCAATTGCTTAGACCCTATAAGCCTTTGGTGATGTAATGGCTATTGCTCGGTATGAAAATATTACTGTAAATAATGTAACCAATTCTGTTGATGAAATTGGGCAATATACTACTACCATAACCAAATGGTTTGAAACTAGGGCTAGGGTGCAAGATGTCCACAATAACCTACAAATAAACAAAGAAACCCGAATTTATACCGATTTAGTGAAACTTGTGTTGAATTACACCCCATATACTAAATCAATGGTGGACAATCAGCCGCTTTATTCAATCACTTGGCGCAACCATGATTGGCGAATTACTGATTGTTTTGAATCGAATGATCGCATGAATGTTACATTCCTGTGCTATAGAAATGACCCGGTTGTTCCAGTATGAGCCAAACCAATATCTATGATTATGCTAAAGCTATTCAATATCAATTGGCTAGTATTGTTAGCCCTGTGCCTGTATATGCCAACTTCAACCGCAATTTTGCTTCTGAGCCTGAGTTTGTTACTTGGCAGTTAAGAAATGCTCATCAGCCTGTATATACCGGGGTTAATCAGAATAATAAAGGTATTGATCGCCCAATATTCCAAATGAACATATATTCACAGAATATGCAAGATGCTTTTAATATTGCCAATTCTATAATACAATCATTACATGGATATAATGGGCAATTTGGTGGTATAAGCGGTTTTTATATTGCCAAAGCCGATGTGATTATGCTTTACAATACATACGATAATACTGTAGGTTTGCAACAGATAACAATGGATTGCACCTTAGATA